AACAAATAGAGACAGGGTATCTTGATGGGGTGCCTAACGGTAGATGGAAATTGACAACGACTGAGAAGGCAGATGGTAAATCAATGAGGATGGCGGTTAACGCTGGTAAATATTTGTTGCTGAGAAATCCTGGTGCATCTTCCTGGAATGGGATTTGGGACTCTAAAAAAGACACCGTGGCGCACAAGTATGCGATCGAGTATGTCAAGAACAAGACGCAGGCATTGCAGAAATTGGGCCAGAAATTTTTAAATCTATTCCAAAGAGCGATGACTTTTTACATTGATCTATTTAAGGCGAGGAAAAGGGACTTAGCATGACAAAGATAGATGATCAGGAATTAATTTTATCTTCTACTCCAGAAATGTGGGAAATGGAAAAGAAGTCCAATGAGGAATTTCTTGCAAAGCACGACCCTGCGTTCCTCAAAATGATGAAAGACATTCAAAAGAAAAACGCAGAGAAAGAAACTGATGGCGTTGACTAAGAAACAGCTTGAGACGATCATTGAGATTATTGATCGTCGCATGTTGACATTCATGTCTAACACGTTGGGTCCAAAGGTGTTGACCGAAGCAGAGCTTCGCAAGCTTAAGGACGCTGGGCTTCTGCGCGAGACGGTCAGACACATGGCGGTTGATCCGGTTCAATATGGCAGAGTGATAGCACTGTTGCCTGAAGAGATCCGAAGCAAACTTACCAAGGATGATATTGATGCATTGGTGAGAAAGCTGAAGCCAATGACCGGGGTCGAGAAGCGAGCGATTGAGTACGCGGCAGATAACGTCGGTACTCATATTCGAGGTCTCAGGGACGCGATGGTAAAGGATGTGACGACCGTTGTATCGGGTCAGGCGCTTCAGGCGGTCAGACAGAGCGTGGTCCATGCCATTGAGGAGAGAAAGACGCCATCAGAGCTTCAGACAATGTTGTTCGACAAGTTTGATGATCGGTATAGGGATTGGAGGCGAGTCGCTTCGACGGAATTGAATGATGCGATTCAGTTTGGTGTTGCAGCGGAGATAAAAAGCACGTCTGATGAGGGTGAGAATCAGCTTGTATTCAAGAGACCAAACCCGGATGCTTGTTTTTTGCCAGGGACGATGGTGATGTCTCGCAGGGGGAATGTTCCGATTGAAGATTTGATCGTGGGTGATTATGTCTTAACTCACAGATTGAGATGGAGAATGGTTCAGTCTGCTTATTCGAGATCGTATTGCGGTACTATTGTTTGTGTCGATGGAGTCCATTCCACTAGGAATCATTTATTTTTGTCAAATATGAATTGGGCTAGGACTGACTCTCTTAAGCGTGGAGATAAGATAATCCGTCTCACCGCTTTCGATCCTAAGAATAATCCATCCGTTTTCTCGAAGGAGTTTTTCCTTGAGCATATCCCTGGATCTTGTCTTCCCAGACTGATGCCATTGTCCTCCATCAAGCTCTATTGCGATCTTTTTTTGAGGGATAGCGATGTCGATGTTGTATCTACCAATCGCAAACTCAAGGATTGGTTCAAACTCATACAGGAGTTTGGCGATACATCGAGATTCTTCTGTCGCATCTTGAAGGGTGCGTTGTTTGGTAATGGCGACCTTATTTCTGGCTTCTGGAAGGTTTGCAAGTCTAACTGTGATATTGGCGTTTCTGGTCATCGCAGCTTTTTGAGATTCACTCAACGATTGATAGTGGAGAAGTTTTGCTTCAGAATGAGACCTGTGAATCCCATTGCGAAGCAAGACCTTCCTTATGTAGCCAGGAGACAATCCAAGGTGTCGGCGAACGTCTGCGATGGTTCTGGTTCTAAAGGAATCGATGATTTGTTTATCGCTGAATGTGACAAGACGCATATAGTCTCCAAGGTTGTAATCGATCACATTCAACAAATAACAACATATCCATATACAGGTCAAGTTTTTAATCTTGAGATTGAGGACGATCATTCATACTTCGCTGGCGGTATTGCAGTTCACAATTGTCCGAATTGTAACCGATTATATCTGGAATCGGGTATACCTCGTATTTTTAAGATTTCTGAACTTGCGATTAGCAACGTAGGGCGTAAGGCGGCAAATTGGCTACCGACCATAGGTAGCGTTCATACTTGGTGCGCTTGTCAGCTACATGTTTTGCCAGAGGGATTCGGATTTAAGAAAAAATTTGTTGTCTCTCAAACCTTCAAGGAAGGTGATAGAATATATAATCCAGGCCAAGAGATAACTGAGAGTGAAAGAGCAGCTTTGTCTGCTGAGAATAGAACCAAGATTCGACAGGAAGCAATATTAGAATTCGAGGGAGAAGAGTGATGACGACGACGGATCTTATCAAGGCAGCAAGAGCTTCGCACAAATATATAAAGAGGACAGGAACTCCGGGAGCTTACAAGTATTGGTACAAGCTTCCTGATGGTCGATTGGTTTCGGGAGCAGATGCAGAGCGTGAGCTTGGCGTTAAGCATGAAGATGGGCAGCATGAGCATTTGAAGCGGTTATTCCTTGCGGCTAATCGTGGGCACAGCTCGATGAGTAAACCAGATATTGCAAGCGCGGTTGGTCTCGGCACCGATTATGATTCCACTAAATATAAAATCGGTGGGAAAGAGCATCGATGGGGAAACTTGTATCGCCATGAGATGGAAGATCATCATATGAAGGAGGCGATTCATTCTGATGTGAATCATGCTCTTTACCACGATCACATAGCCGTTCATCATGGCGATCGATATAGAGGACCAGCGACAGCAGCACCAGCAGCACCAGCAGCACCAGCAGCACCAGCAGCACCAGCAGCACCAGCGACACCAGCAGCTTCAGATCATGTCGATCCGACCCCGACTGGATGGACTCGTCGCAGTCCGTTAATCGTCGAGACTGTTCTGGATGACGGTGCTACTTATATTGTGACCAAACAGCCTAACGGCAAATATAAAAACTGGGTAAGGTTCCCAGGAACGACTGGTCATCCATTAAGCAGAACTCATGGGTCGCCTCTGGAGGACCAGGTGTCTCGCGAGTTTGACAGCATGGCCGCAGCAGTCGCGGCGGTTCGTTTTCCCGGAGATATTGAAAGGGAAAGCATAAGGCGGGCGCGAGCCATAGCCAGCCATGATGGAGAACCAGCGACAGCAGCACCAGCAGCACCAGCAGCACCAGCAGCACCAGCAGCACCTAGAAACCGTAAGAACATTCCAGCAGCACCCGCTGCACCAGCAGCGCCAGCAGCAAGGACTGAAGCTCAAGCCCTAGAAGAGTTGAGGCGGTTGTCTCCAAGATTACATGCAGCGGTTACTGAATCATCTGAGTCGCCAGAAGCCGTGAGAGCGGCAGCAGCGGCATTGAGTCCAAGACGCAATGAGTTGGATAGATTTCCTGCGGTGGCAGCAGCAGCGGGCAATCAGGCTTCGTCGGTCGCACCAGGGCATGTTGTCGAGGCAGCGAGAACTGAACTATCTGCTCAAGAGCCAGCGTTCGCAGCGTCTGAAGCCGAGACACATCGGATGGAGACCGAGCAGGTTAACGGCAGCAATCCATATCTTGCCAAGGCAGAGAGTATATTCAATAGGATCAAGAGTGAGTTGAAGGCTGATAGAAAGCAGATTTGCGAGCACATGCTGGCGGCTATTAGTGCCGCTGGTCCTAATCCGACTGATGCAGTTTTGCTGGCAAAGTATAATGAGATTGCAGGAACTCGGAAGAGATCGCTTCACGGCAAAAACTCTATTGGAAACGAGTTTGAAAAAGGTTCGTTTGTGACCCTTCAGGAGATCATGAATAATCCTCCGGTCAATCATGAGGTCGAGCGCATGAAGCGCGGTTATACGATGAAGCAGATAGCAAGATTGAAGCCATATTTTAGCAGCACGTTCTTAGCGGCAAACCCTGATGGGTTCCCACCCCCGATGCCTACGTTCAAGGACTTGGGGACTTGGGCTGATTACAAACGCAGAACTGGTCATGATAAGCCAGGGTATGCGGCGGCTGAAGGATACATTGCACTTGCCTTACCACAAGACGTATTCGAGGCGATGCCGAAGGGTGCCGATGGAAAAATAAACAAGTTACCACCAAACGCTCCTGTCCACTTGATGCCAGCGTGGATCTATGCACACAAGAAGATGACGGAAGAGGGTCAACATCCATACACTAATCCTGGTGCCGCTGGCGATGTTTTCACGCGGGAAGGCGCTCCCAAAGTCAGCACTCAGGCGATCTTTCATGAAGGCATATGGACTGCGACTCTAAGGAAATACATTCAGATGCATGGGGAGAACTTCGTCGATATACCAGACCACAAGCTCAGTAAATTGAATTTATCTCAAGCCGACATATTCAAGAGTGAGCTTAGTGACAGTCAGATCAATGAGATTGTCAGGACGAAATATATCGATCCGGTTGCATTGGTCGCCTTCATGAAGATGGAAGAGAAGAAACAGGCCAAGGCCAAGAAGTCCTTTTCACTGGTTGTTAAGTCGGACGAGATATACACCCCTGGCGAGACCTTGGCGAAGGCTGGTCTGGTGGTTGAGTCGAAGGTTGAGAATGTTGTCAAGGCTGTTATGGTGATTGATATCCGCAAGTCTAGAATTGAAAAAATTGAAAGGATATTGCTTGCTAGAAGAAATCGTTGATGTTCGCTGCACTGAATGCAAGGCGTACATCATAAAAAGCAATGCTGATGAAGTGCGGTTAAAAGCGTTGATCATCAAGTGGAACAGCGATGGGTGTTTCGCGGTTTGCAAGGCTTGCAAGCGGGACATCCCTATCGACTTTGGTATTCTCAAATCGATCAATGCCAAATTCACCTATGAAGTTAAAGAAAAATAATAGACAATCCGAAACGAATTAGATTACAATTAAATTTATACAACAATAAGACTCGATTTTAATCGGAGTGGTTGTGTCGTTAAAGGCAGGATCGCTCCTTTATTTTATGGATGAAAGATGGCAACAGACCTTTACATTGATAAGGGCGGATTCAGAGTTTGGCTTCCAGACGTTGAGTTCGTTAAGTCTGAAGATGAAGATGCGTTCAACTCGCGTCGAATCCGAGGCATCATGTCTACGTCGAGTGAGGACCGTCAAAGTGAACGGGTTCTTGCGAAGGGTTTGGATTTCAATCCGTTTCTACAGTATGGCCATTTTAACGATAACCATTCGCAATCCACCTCTGCCATCGTCGGGTATCCCGAATCTGCATACTATAGCAAAGAGATCAAGAAGGGTGGGAGGTCAATTGAGGGATGGTTGACCGAGGGATATATTATCAAAGGCACCAAGCGAGCTGATGATATCTGGGAACTTGCTAAAGCGTTGGCTGGTACTCCAGATCGACGACTTGGTTTCTCGATTGAGGGCAAAGTTCTTCGTCGATCAAATAACGTGATTGAAAAGGCTATCATCCGTAATGTGGCCGTGACTAACGCTCCGGTCAATACAGAGTGTTTTCCAGCAGACACAGTGGTCGCGGGGGAAATAGATAAGGCAATAAAAAGATATTATTCAGGCGAGATGGTTGAGATTGAATTGTCTACTGGAGAGAAGCTCTCCGGTACACCGAATCACCCGATACTCACGAACAGAGGTTGGGTGGGTCTTGGTGATATTAATAAATTCGATCACCGCATTGGTCGTTTTGTCGGTGATTTCCGATCTGCTTTTGTTCCTCATATCTCCCATAATATAGAGGACATGCCATCCACTATTGATAAGGTATTTGATCTTGCTCGCATCGTTTCTTCGTATGAGGGGGTTTATCCCTCCAGAGAAGAGGACTTCCACGGCGACGGGGGAGATGGCGATGTCAATGTTGTATTTGTTGATGGCCAATTGAAGAGTTGTTTTAATTCCGCATTTACGAAGATTTTTGGAAAGAATACGCTCTCCGCGACCCAACTGGGAGAGGCTGCGTTGGCGACAAATGGCTTTAGTGACGAGTTCGTCGGTGGAAGCCTTTTGATTTTTCCGAGTTTCTCGCGCTTTTTGGGAGAACAAATATCTTTGCTCTCTCGTGAGCTTGCTGTTTCTAATAGTTGTAGCATCAGTCAGGCTG